GAGCTGCGCCGTGCCGACAAGATCAAGGACTCCGGTCAGCGCCGTGACAAGCAGATCGTGTGGGTGCTGGTGTGAGCTTAGACATCACAACCCTGAAGCTACTCAAGCACCGCGAACGGTACGACAGGCTGCGCCGCAGCGTACCCAAGTCGGCGCTGCAACCACTGACGACTGAGCTACTCGACGACTTCGGTGTGTTCTTCCGAGAGTTCGACGAGGCCCAGCGTATCGAGCATGGCCCCTTCCTCACATGGTATCGTGGCTTCCGTCACCCTAACATGAAGGACGAGCAGTTCGCACTGTACTCAGCCATCATTGCCAAGAGCATGGAAGATGTGGCACCCGAGATTGAGCAGGGCCTGCTTGCCCGCCTCGTAGCAGCAGAGGCTGCGGCCAACGTGACCACCCTGCTTGAGCGGTGGAACGCAGGTGATGAGGTCAACCTCTTTACCGAGCTTGCCAATAACGTTGAGAAATTTGAGCAGCAACTTAACCGCAAGGTCAAGAACCCTCAGGTGCTCGACCCCATCGAGGACTTGCTCAAGGCAGAAGAGGATGACCGGGGCCTGCACTTCCGCTTGCCCTGTCTTAACCGCCACCTCAAGCCGCTTCGTGCTGGTGACTTCGGCCTGATCGCAGCCCGTCCTGACAAAGGTAAGACTACCTTCTGCGCCAGTGAGCTAACCTTCATGGCCGCGCAGGTGGATGAGCTTTACCCCGACGAGAACCGTAGCATCCTGTGGTTCAACAACGAGGGGCCGGGTCGCAACATCGTGATGCGTAACTTCCAAGCTGCGCTCAACGCCACGACCGAGGACTTAGTTAAGCTGAGCAACACACCAGCCGACCCCGGCTTTGAGAAGTACAAGACCAAGGTACGACAGGACTACGCTGCTGCCCTAGGTGGCAGGCCCGGTGTGCTTCGCGTGTTCGACATTCACGATATGTGGAACCACGAAGTTGAGGACATCATGAAGGCACACCGCCCCGCGCTGGTGTTGTTCGACATGGTGGATAACATCAAGTTCGGTGGTGACACCAACAACAACGGCCAGCGTACCGACCAGTTGCTTGAGGCCATGTACCAGTGGGTGCGTATGATGGGCGTGAAGCATGACTGTGCCATGCTGGCAACCAGCCAGCTAAGTGCAGATGCCGATGGCCTAAGCTACCCCACCTTGCCCATGCTGAAGGACAGCAAGACAGGCAAGCAGGGCGCGGCTGACATCATCATCACCATCGGTGCGCTTAACGACCCGGTGCTGGAGAACAGTCGTTACATTGGTACCACCAAGAACAAGCGGGTACGTACCGGCAAGCGGGGTAGCCCGCAGCAGGAGGTATTCTTCGACAGCCAACGCGGTCGATACAAGGAGGCAGTGGGATGAGCTACACTACATGGGATACAGAGACTACGATCAACACCAGCTTTAAGCGCAAGGCCAACCCGTTCGACACGGCTAACTGGGTCGTGACCCACGGCTTTAAGCACAAGGGTGGTGGGGTTGTAGAGCACCGCTTCGGCAAGCAGCCTCCCGGCTCCGGCTGGCTCAAGCCTGTGCTGGCTGACACCAAGCTGCTGATCACCTTCAACGGTAAGTTCGACTTGCTCCACGCATTGCAGGACAAGGAGAACCTTGCCGCTTGGATGGAGTACGTTGCCAACGGTGGTAACGTGTGGGACTGTCAGGTTGCTGAGTACCTGCTCAACGGCATGGGCCAGAAGGATCAGATGCTCAGCCTCGACGAGGTTGCCCCACGCTATGGTGGCAACGTCAAGGTCGATGAGGTCAAGGCCCTGTGGGCAGCGGGCATCAACACCCCGGACATTGACCCCGAGCTACTGACCCGCTACCTGTGCGGCGGCAACGATGAGCACGGCGTGTACCAACTCGGTGACATTGAGAACACCGAGAAGATTGCGCTTGCCCAGATTGCAAGGGCGCGTGATGCAGGCCAGCTTAACAGCATCCTGCTCAACATGGGTGCCCTGCTCTACACCGTGGAGGCTGAGCGCAACGGCATGTACGTTGACAAGGCCAAGGGCATGGAGCTTGCTGCTGCTCTTGAGATTAAAGTCAACGAGGCCACGCTCGGACTAGCCCAGTACCTACCCGCCGACCTGCCCTTCGACTTCAACTGGGGTAGCCCAGTGCAGCGGAGCGCGTTGTTCTTCGGTGGCACGGTTAAGTACGGCTGCCGTGAGTACGACCTCAAGGATGGTACGACTACGTGGACACCGCCTAACGAGGTTGGCAGTAGCGCCTATGCCTATGCGCAGATGGAAGTGATGCACTACCTACTGTCGGACAACCGTACCGCAGAGTGTGCATACTATGAAAGCTTGGTGTGGGATAGCCCCGAGCTAGACCAACGTGTACAGTACAAGGGCGGCAAGAATGCTGGTGAGTACAAGACCAAGAAGGTTAAGGTCGATGACTACACCAAGCCCAAGGGCCGCATCGTCAAGCGACCGTACACCTTCAAAGGTTACACACAGCCCATCAAGAAGTGGGCCGGTGCTGACCCAGGTGTATGGTCCACAAGCAGCGAGGTTGTCGAAGAGCTAGCCAATCGTGGCGTGCCCTTCCTCAAGATGTACGCCGAGCTTATGGGTATGTCGAAGGACTTGGGTACGTACTACTACCGCAAGGACGAGGCCGGTAAAGAGACAGGGATGCTCACGCTGGTTGATGGTCAGGGGATCATCCACCATAAGCTGAATATGTGCAGCACGATAACGGCCCGCCTGTCTAGCTCTGACCCCAACCTTTAATTATCTGGAGGTTGTAAAACTCCGTGAACTCAGGGGACATCTGCACAGTACAGAATATTCTGGTACCTGTACTACAAGCAGACAATCCTGAACCAACACCACCATATCTGCTTAGGAGCACACGATGGATATTAAACACTTCTACGAAAACACAGAACTTACCCTGCAAGAAATTGCTAACCGCTTGTCCCTATCCTACAAGGTAGTGTGGACATACGTTGCCAATAACTATAGCAAGGCGTACCGCAACGAGCGCAAGCGCGGCAGTTACCGCAAGTCTAAGTTGGGTGATCTAAACCCGATGAAGAACAAGGTAGCAGCCCTGCATCATAACTACATAGGCATTGTTGGTGACAACAAGGGGTACCTTATGATGCTGAAGCCTAGCTGGTACACTGGCCGCAAGGCTAGCAAGCATGTGTTTGTGCATAGCGTAGTTATGGCACAGCATCTAGGTATCACAGAGATACCTCAAGGATACTGCGTCCATCACTGCGACGAGAACCCGCACAACAACAGCGTAGATAATTTGATAATGCTTACGATGGGCGAACATGCCGCATTGCATAGCTGGTTAGGCGCAACGACTATCTCGAAAGAGAGTACGGCCAAGTGGCTGGAAGCGCGGAGAGCAGGCAAGCCTGCTATGATATAGTCTACTCTGCATGGTGACATGCAGCAGCCGAAAGGCGGACGGTGCTTAACGACCACCGTTGAATATTAAGCAGAACATCCCGAAGGGGAACAAGTCGGATGTCAAGACCATCTTCGTGTCCCGCTTCGGACCAAGTGGTAAGATCATCCAGTCAGACTTCAGTTCGCTTGAGGTGTACGTGCAGGCCATCCTCACTGGATGCAAGCAGTTGATCGCTGACCTTCGGGCCGGCCTCGACATGCACTGCGTTAAGCTAGCAGCCAAGGAGAAGATGGACTATGACACTGTGTATGCTCTATGCAAGGGTGACAAGTATGACAAGGAGTGGGACTACAAGCGCACCAAGGCGAAGGAGTACAGCTTCCAATCAGCCTTCGGTGCCGGTGACCCGGCCATTGCAGCTAAGACTGGCATGTCTATCGAGGACGTTGCTGCTCTGCGGGCTGCTGACAATGAGCGGTACCCGGAGATACGCCAGTATTACGCCGATGCTACCGCTGTCATTAAGTCTAACCGCAAGGCCGACCGCACCATGCCCCACCCAGACCATCCCGGTGTAATCTGCCACCTTGGGCGTAGCACTTTCCGTACACCTGACGGTAAGATATACAGCTACACGGAGCAGCCTAGCCCGGAGTATCTGGTTAAGCTCGGCATCACGGCCAGCTTCTCACCCACCGAGATTCTCAACTACGTTGTGCAAGGCAGCGGCGGCGAGTGGGCTAAGGCTGGTATGTGGCTGAGTGTGCGGGCTTACTATGCACGTAGGAACTTTGAGGGGCTAGCCCTTCTGGTTAACCAAGTGCATGATGCCTGCTATGCAGACGCCGATGACAGCGTAGCCTTTGAGGCTGCTGCTCTGCTTCATGCTTGCATGGAGGGCGCGTCAGACTTCATGGAGTGGTGGTTCAAGTGGCCTATCCCTGTGCCAGTACCGAGCGACACAAGCTGGGGCGCTAGCATGATGGACGAGGAAAAGATACCAGGCATCAAGGAACGTGCAGCAGTGCTGCGAAAAGAATTGCGAAAGCAATACATGGCTGACTACCAGCCGAGCTTCATCAACTAAGGAACCATTGTGAAAATTGCTACCATCATTACGCTGATCGACCACCTTGTGGCCCGCCTCTACCGCGAGGCTGACCGCCTCTTCGAGAAGGAGACTGAGGCTGCCCTCACTGCACACGAACTGAAGCAGCAAGCAGCTAACCAGCAACTGCTGGCCGAGCAGTTCTCTGAAGAGGCTCACCGCACCCGCCGCATCGCAGACAAAATCAACTCACTCATTCAGGACTAATCATTATGGCAATCGACTTCAAAGCACTAGGTGCCAAGGCAGCAGCCGAGGGCGCAGACCAAACCAAATCCGTAGCCGGTGGCGGCGGTGACTTCACCCCACCAGCAGCGGGGCCGGGCACTGCCCGCTTCGTGGGCTACGTTGAACTGGGCAAGCAGAAGGGCACCTTCAAAGGCGTGCCCAACGTCAAAGAG